AAGGTACCATTACAGTAGCAGACGATAGTGCAAATATTGATGGTGTCGGAACTGACCTCGCAAATACATTAGCTGATGGTACAATCGTCTATAACACAGACGGTGCAATTCTCGGTACTGTAGCTGACATTGCAAATGCAAATGCAACTTTTGCTACTTTTGCAGCAAATGCAACTGCTAACGCTTCAGGAATTGCATTGACATATGGTACACCTGAAGCAGGTTACATCGTTCGTCAAAAGGGCAAGCAGAAGTATCTTGTTACTGGAACATCATCTGGCTTAACCGGTGCTGTTTATACAGCTAATGTTGCTAATACAGCATTGCTTGCAAACACAATGACAATCACTGCAACTTATGCTAACTCAGGAACTGTTAAGGTTCAAAGTTTGAGTGATCACACTGCTGAATTGTTCACTGCAACATCAGGTCCAGTTGCAACAGGCAACATTGTATTGCAGAATGCTAATCCAGCATTTGCATCATTCAACAGTGCTGCCACTGCAAACGCTGCAAACGGTCAGCCTTACCCAATCGTAACAATTGGCAACGCATAAGGAATAAAACATGGCTCAGGCTTCTACAGTTCAAAAGATTAAAGAGACTGAGACCGAAATTGCGGTCCTTCAGGTACAGTATACTCATCTTAATGAAAAAGTTGATGATTTTAAAACTGGCTTGAAGGACTTGCAAACACATATTGATAATCACATGGAAACTACCCATACTCTTATCAAAGATTTTCAAACTGAAAACAAAAAGCAGCATGACGAAGTAAACAAAAAAGTTAATGCGCTAGAAAAATGGAAATGGATGCTTATGGGAGCAGGCGTGTTAGCTGGTGCTATGGGTTGGCCTACACTATCAGCACTTCTTGGTATGTAATCAAGTAAGACTGTTTAACTTTTCAAGCACAATATCAATATTCACAGTAGAAAATAATCCGGGGTGTAAAGGCTTCGGATATTGTCTTTCTGTTACCCACGCATAACCTACATGCTCATCATTCAATGTAGGGATGAATTCTTCTTCAACTTCACAGAAAAATGTATGATATACAAAGTTGTTGTTTACAAACTTTTGTATCGGAATTAGTTTAAGTTCAGAAATATCGAATGCCATTTCTTCATCGCATTCTCTTGCAATACCCTCAAACAATGTTTCATCTTGATCTATGCCGCCACCAGGTATACTCCATGTAGGGTTCTTAATATCTGTTCTTAATAGATACAGATATCGTTGTGTAGATTTACTATAAAAGAAAACGCCGGCAGCCTGATTCATGTTAGATGACGATACTATAGTCGCCTTCTCCGTAAAAGCCTTCATAACTCTTCATCCACATACCATCAGCCGGTACATATCGGTATTGAACATTAGTTGTTAGATTAGTTACAAACTCAACATTATCTGCTGCTACGCTATCAAAATCAACTACCCATTGTCCTAAGTCACTATCATATTCAATAATGTCATTTGCGTTAGCAATAAGGTTGCCCCATGCTACAGATGACTCCCCTTCTACTCCGATATCTTCAACAATAAGATATCTTACTCCTGGGGTAGGTCCGGGTAATCCGGCGTTTGGACCACTAAGTTGTGGATTAATCACGCTGTTGACCGGCTGCATAGTATTTTGCGGCAGTGTATCCGGATCTATATTATAAATCAAATATCTGTCATCAAGTGGATCAGGAACAATAGTCCCTACGATATCATCTTCCATATACGGATTCTGTAGCCAAATCTGACTGATTCCCGGCTTTACTGCACCGTACACATTCAATAGACTTGACCAATATAAACTAGTATTAGGATTATTGGGTTGTTCTAGTGATACATTTGGTGGATTAAAGGGTTCATTGTTGGGTAATAACTGTAACGAATTGCCTAACAGTAGTAATTTATATCCATATGGAGTAATCTTTTGTCTAGTACCTAATAGCAAATCTTCATCTTGAATATCTTCAAGTGCTTTACCTTGGAAAATACTAGCGATGACTTTGTGAATAACACCCATCTTTTTCAACTTACTAGATGTAGTGATCCAAACAGGCATATAGAATTTCCAAGACAGTACATCGATTGGGTTGCCTGTGCCTTGCGGAATAGTTCTGCTAGTAAAAGTAAGACCGTCTTGGAAAACCGCAGTCAATGAAGTCCAATCAACGAAGTTGTCTGTACTCTGTAGTTCTAATGCTGGATTGAACAATGTACCTAACTGTTCAATGATTTCTAGTTTTTGATTATAGTTTGTAGTCCAAAAATCAACAGTGATTCTTAATTTATACGGAACTGGCATTAGTCTCTCAAGAGTAAATGCTTGACCTTGAACCTGTTCATATTGTCCTGTTTCTTGATTTAACGCCCGCTGTCTGACTTGAAGTTTTTCAATGAAAGTAGGATTCTGTGTTCTACTCTGTTCATATTCAAGACCACTAATATAATAGGTAATCATCGGTGCTGACGGCAGATTACTTGCACTATTGTTAGCTAGAATCGTTGATGCCTGTCTACTAGAGTCACCGTACATAATCGGTACTCTCATCAAGATATCATTACCGTTAGGATCTTTACCTTTGGTAACATACCAGTTACTAAAAATCTTAGCAAACTGGATTAGATATCTTCTAACCTGATTATCGTAAAAAAATTGTGCCATAGTGTCTCTTTATCAAGGGGTCGGGGGAACCGGATCAACCTTAGGCATCAGTACACTTGATAGTGGTTGTGCCTGCGGTATAAACTGTTCTTCATTATTTAGATAGATTTGTTCTTGGTTGTTAATAAACCCTGACAATTGAGATTTGTCATCTAATGTAAATCCAGTCTCAGTTCGTACATTTTCACTGATTCTTACCCATAGTCTTCCGTCCCAACGATATAATATCTGAGGAGTATAGTCAATACGCAAGAAGTAATCACCTACCTGTGGATTCTGAGGGAAACTGATGCCTGCACCAGTTGGATAACCATTTGGTGCTTGACCGTCACCTGACAGATATCCGCTAGAGTAACCAAAGCTTCTAGGACTCGATCTTACGATAAATTGATATCTAGGATCGCAATCTGCACGATAGTCCATTTGTTGAGTAATATCAGCAGTAAATCCTGTTGCGTCAGGGTCTTGATCAGCAGTAGCATATGTATTGTCCGCAGTACCGTATGGTCCAGTAACTACACCTAATGATTGCACTGACAATATTTTAGTAGATTCTACCGACCCGCTACCGCTATCAGTTCGCTTCGCTCTTTCTTCAACTAATTCTAAGCTTGCGGAAACAAACTTATCAATCTTATCTTCAAGTGAAGTTCCGTCACTGTCAGCAGTCATGTCCCAAATAGATTGTAGAGCAGCCTTGGATACTTTGATTCCTGCACTCGCATATTTGTACTTTGGGTTACGCATTAGCACAACTGATCCAGCAGTAGAACTACCAGCAGTACCGGTAACATTTACATTGATAGGTGGAGCTGGTTGATTTAGCTTACCAGACAAGGTATCGTTAGTATCGTACAATCCATATGTAGGTACAATATAAAGCTTGCTAGTGTCATACCCAGATTTGGGGACAAGACGCTGTGCTTCTTGTAGTGCAGCATCATTGATTGCAATATTCTTGTTGTAAGTAGAGAGAATGTTAGCTAAGCTATCATTTTCTTTGAGTAACCAATATGCAGGATCAGGTGGTTTGACACCAATTGGAACTTCAGCGATTGATTCATAAATTTTGTCACCGAACGCAATAGTATAACCTGGAGGATATGTTTTATTAGGATCCCAATCACCTAGATAATTGTCTTGATTGATAGGCTCTTTAAGAATGTCAGTAAATTCTTCACTGTTGACAAGTGGTTCGCACTTAATACGCCACATGTGTGGATACCAAGTCTGACTAAAGCCCTCACTTGCGTAGTTACTATCCGTAATTTGATAGAATCTCTTTAATGCAACTGGAATAGTTTCATTAAGTGGATTGTAATCAAGTAAGTGCGGAAGTTCCAGTACATCACCGACCATCAATTTACGGCCTATAATGTCTATCATATCATTATAGTGGACAGTGATAAAGATGATATCATTATTCAGGAACAAACCAAATTGGCTTAAGTCAAAGTCTAGGTTCTGAACATTATAGTGGCCGCGAAGTCTGTAAATATTTGGATCATATTTTCTGTCACGGTTTTCTAAGAACAGCAAGTCTTGGATATTGAGTGGACTTAATTCATCATAATTAGGTTGCGTAAAGTCAGTCGATGTATCGCCTGTCTGCGGACCTAAATACTTGTGAATATACAGATCGGTACCTCCGACAGTCAATTGCTCGGATATAGTTCTGTCTAGAAAACGATAATCGTTTTGCTTATTCGGACGATAGAGTGATAACTTTGGCATATAGTTATTTATCGAAATAAAAGGTTGACAAGGTTCTGAAACTCTGCTATAACAAGAGTTCATATAAGAAAGGAATTATTTTGAAAACATTTAAACTTTTTGTTACCACCGCTGCATTAGTATTTGCTACTGCTGCTCAGGCGGAATCAGAAATTGTTGTTACTGCATTACGCACCCCGACAAATATAGAAAGTACCGGTACTCAAGTTACTATCGTTGACAGTAACGAAATTACAAATAGGCAGACTGCAACTATTGCAGAACTATTGGCTACACTACCGGGCATCACGATTGATCGTTCAGGTAATACAGGAAGCGTTTCTAGTGTTAGAATCCGAGGCGCAGAAAGCGCACAGACTCTAGTATTACTAGATGGTGTGCGAATGAATGATGTTGCTCATCCAGCTGCTGGTTTTGACTTTGGCAGCTTGGTTACTGGTAACATTGATCGTATTGAAGTATTGCGCGGACCCAGTTCTGTTCTTTGGGGTAGTCAAGCAGTTGGAGGCGTAGTCAGTTTGTCTACTCGTAATCCTTCAGAAAACTTGACTAGTAGGGTACGCGGAGAATATGGATATGCTGACACTGCTCGTGCATATGCTGACCTCAGTGATACGGTCGGTTCAGTTTCTTACTTAGTAGGTGGCGGACACGAACGCAGTGATGGCATTTCTGCTGCTGCTGACGGTAGTGAGCGTGATGGATTTAAAGCTAGTGCTGCAAATGCTAAAGTACTAGTTCGCCTTTCTGATAATGTGAATATTGACTTGCGTAGTAACTATTTGGAAACTCGTTTCAGCTTTGACGGTTTCCCCGCTCCTCGCTATGTTCTTGCAGATACCGGAGAATACTCAAAGACTAATAGCCTCAGTGGTTATGCCGGTCTTAATGTTTCACTGCTTGATGATAAGTTTAAGAACCGCACATCATATAGCCGTGTAAAGTTGAACCGCTATAATTACGAAACCAATAACACTGAAAACTTTCACAGTGCAGGACTTAATGAACGATTTGAATATCAGGGTACAGTTGATTTAGGTTCAAGTAAAGCCATTTTTGGTTATGAGCATGAAGCAAATAACTTTGAAACACGCTACAACTACTCAGGTTGGCGCGGCGGCGATGTTGCTACTGCAAACATTGATAGCATCTATACACAGATTGCGACAAAACCGCTCTTTAATCTAGTAGTTAATGCCGGCGCCCGTCGGGATTGGCATAGTGGTTACGGAAACGAAACTACATTCGGTGCTGATGCTGTATATGCGTTAGGTAACACTACACTACGAGCCAGCTATGGTGAAGGTTTTAAGGCTCCTACACTCTATCAATTGTATGGGGACTATGGAAACGATGACCTTCTTGCAGAAACAGCAAAGGGTTTTGATGTAGGAGTATCGCATAAGTTCACTGACCAGTTTGATATTACT